TATCAATGCTTCCGCGATAGAGCATGGGCCAAAGTTTCGCTTACCTGTTTTGATTCGCCCAACCTAATTGCCAACGGCGTGACTGATAAAAAGAAACTAATAAAAGAAATCGAAAAATATAAATCGTTACCGGACACCGAAGGTCGAAAGCTTTTAGATTCTTACAAGGTCACTAGGCCTTACTTGCTTACAACAAAATGGGTTGTGGCCCAAGCGGCCAAATGGGGCATTGAACATCCGCTAACAGTTTCAAAAATCCTTGGCGAATTCCCCGAAGCGGGCGACGACACTTTAATTCCTTTGGGCTTTGTCGAACAAGCGCAGCTTAGATTCTATACGCCAACAAAGACCGATAGGAAATCAATCGGCATTGACGTTGCCCGGTTCGGAACTGATTCGACCGTTCTAACCGCGCTTCACGGCATGAAGCAATTGGCGCGCAAGGAATTATATCGGCTAAAGACCGGCGCCGTAGTTGGTGAAGCCATTGCAATGTCGCGCGAAATTGGTGGCGCGGATATTTTCGTCGTTGATGAAACGGGACTAGGCGGCGGTGTCGTTGATGAATTGACGGACCAAATAGGCGTGGTACTTTCGAAAGACTGCGAAGTGCGTGGCGTTCAATTCGGCGCGGCCGTTGAATGCGATGGCCCGCAAGGTTGTAAACATTTGGATTGCGAAAAGGCGAAGTATGCGAACATGAAGGCGCGAATGTGCGGGCTACTGCGTGACGACTTGAAACGCGACGACGGCCTAGCCTTGCTTCCGGGCGAATCTATTTACCTTGAAGAGGTTCCAACTATACGCTTTCAGTACAATAAAAAGGGCCAACTCGTTATTGAATCGAAAGACGAAATGAAGAAACGAAACGGCGGCAAGTCGCCCGATAGTTTCGACTCGCTTGCATTAGCGAACTTCGGCCATTACGATGAATTAAAATTCGGTAAATTTACAAAGACGACGAACGCGGGCACGGCAAGCACTATTGCGGGCGGCCTTAACTCAAAAAGGAATTGGTGAACTAACCATGGCCGACAATAATCTTACCGCAGTTAATCCTATTGAAAACACGGCCGGGCAAACGGGCGATAGCTCTTCATTTGAATCGGGCGCGAAGACGCAGCTTAAACCTTTGGGCACTTCCGGAACGGAATTGTTTAGCGGATATTTCAGTGAAGAGTATTTGCAACAACTTCGCGGGCGCAAGGGCGCAAAAGTTTGGGACGAAATCCGTAGAAGTGAAAGCCAAGTGTCCATGCTCATGAACGCCGTCATGAACCCAATCAAAGCTGCGACTTGGGAATTCGAAGCGGCCGACGAAGCTCTAGTTCCGGACGCGGAAAAACATAAAGATTTAATTCAGTACATGGCGAAAGACATGATTGATTGGGAAACGCATATGCATGAAGCGTTGACCTTTTTGATTTTCGGCTTTTCGCTTTTCGAAGTCGTTAACAACGTTGTCTTCAATCACCCGAAGTATGGCACCTTCAACGGCCTTAAGGCCTTGGCCTTTCGTAGCCAAAAGACAATTGAACGTTGGATTGTTGACCGCACTACCGGCGATTTAACCGGCGTAGTCCAATGGGTCCAAGGCGACCTTGCACCAAAAAATAACATGGTTGAAATGAACGCGGCCTTTCTTCACGTCTTCACTCTTCATAAAGAGGGCGACAACTACGAAGGCATAAGCGCACTTCGCCCGATGTACGGCGCTTGGTTCCGTAAGAATTTATATTTAAAGATTGCGGCAATCGGTATTGAAAAGAACGCGATAGGCACGCCGCTTGGCACGGCGCCTGCGGGCAAAGTCGACGAAGCGCAAATGAACGAATTTAAGCAAGTGCTTTCGAACTTCACCGCGCATGAAGCGGCCTACCTGATTAAGCCCGCAGGTTGGGACATTACCATTATTGAAAACAAGTTTGACGCTTCAAAAGTCAAAGAAATGATTTTGCTAGAAAACACCGAAATGATTAACTCCATGGTTGCGAACTTCCTTGCGCTTGGAATGAACGGCGGCGGCGGGGCCTTCGCCCTTGGTTCCGACCTATCTGATTTCTTTTTATCAGGCATTCAAACTTACGCGGACACTATCGCAGGAGTTTGGAATAGAAAACTAATTCCAAACTTGGTGAAGCTCAACTTTGGTGAACAACCGGCCTACCCGAAGCTCAAGGCCACCGGCATAAACGACAAAGCCGGAAAAGAGTTAGCCGAAATCTTAGACCTACTTACCAAATCGCAGGGCATTAAGTCCGACATGAAGTTAGAAGAATTCTTGCGCAAGCAATATAAACTTCCGACGGCGGACCCCGAGACGACGCGCGAACTTATAAACGTGACCGAAAAGATTACGGGACCAACCGTAGCCACCGACCTTCAAGACCCCGCGACGGACCCGAACGCGGCCGGAACAATTACGCCAACGCCCGCGCCCGGCGGGTCCGCGCAGTTTGCGGAACGGCGAATGAAATTGGCCGAGACGTGGAAGCAACGTTGGAAATCGTCTAAGGCCGACGTGAAAGAAGTAATGCAAATCGGCCTTCAAGGAATTTTAGACGATTACAAATTGCAAGTAGCGCGACTATATAAGCAATCGACGCCCGCCACACGCGGGGCGATTGGTCTTAAACTCCAACCAAAACTTGTCGCCTATCAACGTGCACTTCGCGAATGCCTAGCTGAAATTGCAAACGACGCGCTTCAAAGTGCTAGACAAGAAACGCCTAAAGCCAAAGCGGTTAAACTTTCCGAACGCATTCAATTGGCCGCTCCAAGCGGCGGCTACTTCAATGAACTTCCGCCTAACGTTAAACGCATCGTTAAGAACGCGGCCGACTTGATTGTAAATACTCAAAGCGCCGACATTGAAAAAGTTGTGGCGTTTCAATTTACGACAAGCCAAGCTTCGACCGAAGACCTTGACCAAATTCTTTTGGACGTAGACAACGCGGCCCAACCCGTAATCGACGGAAGCACTTCAAGCGGAATGTCGGTTGACGCTGCGGCGGGCAATGCCGTTTCTACGATTGAAAATCAAGCGCGTATGGAATGGTTCTTTGAACCCGATGTTCTTGATACGATTGAATCTTTCACGTTTACAAACGAAGACCCTATCAGTGATATTTGCCAAGAGCTTGACGGAACTACTTGGGCCGTTGGCGACCCCGATCTAGATAGATATTCGCCGCCGCTTCACCATAATTGTAAATCAAGACTTGAGCCGAATGAAAAGGGCGCCGAAGGTAATCCGGAACCCACGGACGGGACGCCGGTTACGCAAAAGGGCCTTGATTCGATTACTCTTTGCGAAGGCCACTATCACTTGGACGTAAGCCGATAGGCAAAAAGGCTTTGACCTATTTTAGGTCAAAGCCTTCAACTAACCGAAAATCAAAAGGATTTCTTTGGTGAACATCGGCAAAAACATCGGCAAGAAAGCGGCCACAACAAAATTAAAATTGACAAGGAATTTTTTACCGTTGAGGCTACGAACATGCGCATAAATGGAACGACGGTCTTTTCGTCGATAAAACTCGGCGAAGGCCAAACGGTGCCTAACGAAGTGCAAGTGCTTCGGTGCGGAAGTTTCAATCACCCTAAATATGGCAAGTTCGAAATCACACCTTTAATTCTAGCGGAAATGAAAGCGAACTTTGAAAACAAAATTCGCGGCGTTGACGTTTGCTTCGACTACTTCCATGAGTCGGACAAAGATGCATCGGCTTGGGTCAAGGGTCTCACATTAAAAGAAAACAATACGGAACTTTGGGCGGAAGTTGATTGGACGCCAAACGCGGCTAAGAAATTAGCGGAACGCGAACTTCGTTATTTTTCGCCGGACTTTGCTTTTAAATGGACGGACCCGGAAAAGAACGTCACCTTTAGCAATGTTTTATTTGGCGGCGGTTTAACCAATCGCCCCTTCTTAAAAGAAATGAAGGCCATAGTGGCCGATGAAAACCAAGGGGAAAAAATGACAGACTTAGAAAAAGCCCAAGCGAAAATCAAAGAAGTCGAAACGCAAAACTTGAAGTTGTCCGAAGACAAATCGGCAATGGAAAAGAAAATGCTTGCGATGGCCCCACATGACCCGAAAGCCGCCGACCCGGCAGCACCCGTAGTGCCTGCGCCCGCTGCGAAGAAACTTGACGAACCCGGAAGCCCCGACGTTGAGGCGATGAAAAAACAAATCGCGGACTTGCAAGCCCAACTTGCTAAAGCCCAAGGCGACGCCGAAGTAGCGTTGGCCGAAAAGAAAAAAGCCGATGACGCTAAAATGCTTGCC